TGGTCTTCGCCAAAGTGGTTATCTGTGTATTCCCGAAATACCAGACGCCGGCCGTAAGGTCCAACTGCAAAGGAGTCGCATGTGCCGAAACTATTGATCCCGAAGCATGGTCCATGTTCCCATACTTCATCAAAAGCCGGTCCTGCATCCGTCCATATTGGTTGTATATATTCTGCCCAGAGTTGACGACCTCTACGGTGTTCCCACTTCTCCACACCCTTCCGATGACGAATACGTTGTAGTCTTCGGTTGGACGTGCGGCATTTGCCGAGTAGGTTATCGTTCCTCCGCCCGCCGTCGAGTATGTACACCAAATGTAACTCACGGCATTGTCGGTAAGGGCAAGGGACGTGACTGCCGCCCTCTTGAAATAGATCAACGGACTGCCGAGAGTGTTCGCTGTATGGACCATCCCCTCCATCGCGGAGATGTCGAGTGTCCCGTCCGGTCCCGCATGAGCCGAGAGGACTCCTCCGGTAAGGCGGCCCGATGCCTGAGTCATGTTCAAGAAATCTTGTGTATCGTCGTATGTCGGAGTACCATATCCACTTGGGATAAGGACTTCATTGGCATTGTGCGTGTGTGATGCGGCAGCAAAGGAAACGGCATGACTCCCGTCCAAGAGATCGGCATTAAGGTTTGGACAAACAGTCGTACTTGTAATGTCCAAAGGCGCTGTGCCAGTCACTACGGTAAGATGAAGATGATTAAATGAAGGATACCCCGTTGGACTTACATTCTGTCCCCACGTTATCGCTCCTGAAGAGTCAATCGCAAAATGCCCTACCGCCGCTGGTCCTGTCCCGGGAAATGTTAAACTATACGACGCCGTGATCGCCGCCGGCGCGTAGAGGCCAACGTAGTCCGTGGCCCCTACCGTCCCATCCTCCATGAGTTGAAAACCGTCTCGAGCGCGAAAGAGTGGGTATGAATCACAGTAACTAAGATCTAACCCAGCCTTAAGGATCGGACCACGGAGAGGAGTTAAGGTTGGAGTAGACATAGTCCCAACTAAAGAAATAGCGATGGAGGCCACAAAGTCTATGTCATCTGTTCCATACTGTCCCCATCTTCGTACAAATGTCCCCGAGAGGTCAGTAATATATATTTCCTGCGGATCTCCCGGAGAGTTTCTGGTATTAAATAAATATATCTGGGTATCATCTAAATCAAAAGACCAACCTACATAAAACTCATCGGCAACTAAACTATTCCCGACTAGAAAATGAGTAACATATGCAAAATATGGAGCCACCAATGATACCTGATATTTATAAACTGTTTTAAGTGATCCGGGTACATTCGCATTACATAACCATAGATATCCATTCTTATAAATCGCTTCTGTTATCGTGCAACTATCAATATGCCCATCATCGGCCATCGCGCCAAGAAAAGAAAGATCACCTGCGTTCATAAGAACTAATCTATTGGGCGCCCCGCTATTCTGACTAACAAATAGGTATGTTCCGTCTATGGCTATATTCGATGGATTATTTAATGTACCGCTAGATTTAGAATCATAACTCAGGTCTGAGCAAAGTCTTTTAACAACCCTGCTATTGCCAGAATCAACTATATATAAATATGTCCCATCCGAACAAATTTTCCATGGATTATTAAATTGGTCATTGCCAGATCCAAGTGACCCTATCTTGGCAACAAAAGTCATATCAGATATTCGTATTTTTTGAAGTCTATCGTTCCCCTGCTCTACGACATAAGCATAAGTTCCATCGTTACATATTCCACGAATGGTACTAAATTGGCCATCTCCAGTTCCACTTCCTCCAATCTCATCCAAGAACGCACCATCGGAAACTCTCATGAGTTTAAGATAACTGTCTCCGCCTTCAATCAATATCGTTCCGTCGTATGTGTATATTATCCCTCCAGTAACCGCCGGAGTTACAAGGGAAGATAGGATATCGCCAGAACAGAGAAGCCAAGCATCCGAGTCGCTGTTGTCGACCCCCATCGTGAACTTCGTGTTCTCGACCAAGGACCACTTCAGCGTGGGGTCTCCGGTCGACCCCTCTTCTATCCGGACGGCGTTGTTCACCTTGAGGAGTTCTGAGGGGCCAACGTAGACGTAGCCCTTTGCCGTCGCCAGTGTCGAGCGAAGGGTCAGAATCTCTCCGCTGTTGATCCCTCCGTACGCTATCTGCCCGCCGGTCCGCCCGGCGAGAAGAAGGTACTGCGGATGGTCGTCGTCCAAGAGGCCCAGGAGGAGGCCGTGATCGCTTACCCCTGCCTCTCCGGTCGCCTCCGTGTCCTTGATGGCCTGGAACACTCCGGCCATGCTGTTCGACTTTCCGCATGGAGAATAAGAAGTCTTGAAGTCGGCATTCTGGCTGGGGATCCTGGCCGCTGAGGGCAGCCCCTGACTAGATCCGAGCTGGGGATAAAGGCTGGCCGGAACCGGGTTGTCCTCTTCGTATCCAGACCCTTCCGGGGCCGGAGGGGAGTACCGCTGGCCACTATCGACGCTGGACGTGCGCAGGAATTCTACGTCCCCGCCGATGACGCCGATGTCAGCTATTTTGCCCACGGTCAATCTCCAAACTTTTTCCCCTTGAGGGCGATGGGCCCGCAATAGACGGAGATGCCGTTGACCTTCAGGTTTCCTCCGAGGTTTTCCGCGTTCGTCATTCCTATTGAGAAGTACTGGGAGTTGAGACCCAGTTCGGCGAAGTCTCCTATCGGCCTCCTGTATTCCAGATCCGTTGACGCCAGGGTCACGCCTGTCATCGCCTTCGTCCTGGCCACGTCCTTGTCGAAATCTCGGTAACAGTTGAGGGTCAGGGTCATGCCGGTGGGGATCTCATAGTTCACATCGATCCGCTTCCAGAGCATCGTCATGGATCCCTTGAGCCAGCCCTTCCGGAGCGTAGCCGTGATGTTGCTGCCGCCGTCCTGGTAACCGCTATCGCAGAGGCAGATATATCCGTCCTTTGTCCCCATGTAATTGACGAGGGCCTTGGTCGAATCCTTCGTCTCCACGAGACATGATGGAGTTTTGTGGAACTGATAGAAGTACCATTTATTGGTCTCGTAATTGTAGGCGATAGTGATGGCCGCAGCTCCGCTAAGTCTGTTTGGGACGGAGAACCACACCTCGTGGTACTGGCGATCGTGCATCCCGGAGATCATGTCGAAATAGATCGGGTCGAACGTTCTGACCGTCGTCCCGACCTTGATGGAGAAGTCGTTGGCGTAGGACTCGCACCCGTTGTAGAGCTCGAATCCCCGGTAGGACAGGAACATGAGCAGGTTGTTACAGCTCGTCATGCTCCACGGAGCGACGCACCCGAAGTCCTTGTTGCAGAGGAACTGCCCATACTGCCCATTCCCTTGGGAGATGATGGAGTAGATCGAGTTGACCTTAAAGACGTAGAGGTTGTCCTTGAAAGACACGATCTGAGTGATCTTGTCGTTGGCTTCGGACTCCCTCATCTTGATGTATCGCACACTTGTATCGAATTCTTCCGGCTGCTCGATGTCCGAATAGTAAAGCGTGTTGTTGTCCGCGTCTGCCACCCAAAGCCGATTGTCCCACCAGCAGGAGAACTTGCACCCTGATGGCAGGACGTCCCTGTCCTCGTCCATCAGGGCCCCGAGGGACGTGTCCGGGATGTTGTCGACGAAGGTGGTGGTCGTGTTGTCGTTGATCGTCGCCAGCCAGTAGAAACTTGCCCCATCCAGCGTGGTGCGATAGATCCTGCGCTGGGTGACTTGGGCGTCCGAAGACACCGGGATAGAAGTCAGGGTCACCTTGTTCCCAAGGGCCACGGCGACGGAACAGGCTGACGCCGTGAACTCCCAGTAGTTCCCGATCGTGTGCCCAATAGTGGCGGCGAAGGTCAGCGTGATCCCGTAGGAGAGATAGACCGTGGACGTGATCGGGATCCCCGTGCTCGTCCATGTTGCGCCACCGTCCATGGAGTATTCGATCGTGTCGGGGGTCCCGTTGGCCTGGATCTGCACTCGGACCGTCTTGTTCCCCGTCCCGGTGTAGGTCCCGCCGGAAACGCAGTCGTTGAGCCCGGCCCCCGTGAACGCAACGGCCCCGACGAGGGCCTTTAGGGGGTTGCTCCCGCAGCCGTAGTTGCCCCCGCGCTCGTATCCCACGGCATATCGGTATGTCCCGGCCACGAACGCCCCGCCAGCGCTCGCTGTGAGCGTCGGAAGGGTCGCCGGGAGGGTGATCCCGATCTGGTAATCGTTCCCGTCCGTGTGCACCATCCGGCTGTCACGCTCGTGGACGTAGAATATCTTCCCCTGAACCATGACCGGGGTGATCGGGTGGAGTAGCGTGTTGGCCCAGGTGTGGATATCCGTCCAGCTCCCAGACCCAACCTTCCTCCTGATCTTCGACTCGAGAGCCAGGATCTGGCAGAAGTCTCCGCCGGCATTGTAGTAGGTAGCGTAGTTGTAGGCATCCTCGCCAAGGGTCAGGGACTGGTCAGCGACGCCCAGCCTCTTCTCGACGCGCTTGTTGTCCTTCGAGATCCTCCAGTTCATCATGTAGAGGTAGTCTTCCGGAGACAGTTCCGTGACTGGGGAGACTTCGTCGACCCCTCCAGCCACGGGCCAGGCGAGCTGTTTGATCCCGGGGACGTCGTGCAACATCAGTCGGGCCACTCCGTGTCGTAGTAGTAGGGTTCACGATCGTCGTAGACCATGCGGTCCAGGACGGACTCCCGAATGAACCGCGGCTCCTGCTGGTAGCGATCCCTCCAGACCTTGAGCGTCTGCTGAAGGCGTTTCTGGTAGAGGACGAGGTAACGGGTAGGGTCGACGCCGATCGACGTGGCAGCGAGATAGGCGCCCCAGTACACGATGAGCCGGTGGGCGATCCGGGGGATGTACGTCGGCCCGGCCACGGGCATTACAGCGGCCTCCGGGACGACCAGGTAGAGTTTGATGTAGGCCGTCGTGCTCTTGCTTGGGGTCGGCCGGCAGTACATCGTCTTTCCCTGGAACCACACGCCCCACGGATACTCCTGCGTCTCACCGGTCTTCGCGTAGAACTGGTGCTTCAGCGGGTCGATGATGGGGATCTCTTTCGGGCTCTTCCCCGTCACGTTGCGCTCGACCTTGTACACCTGGAGGAACTCCGCGGTGACCGCGTATGACCCCGTGTTGGCGATCAGGTTCACGTCTTCCGTGACGCAGAACATGTGGGGCATGTGGGGCAGGAGGTCCAACACGACCTGCTCCGAAGCGTCTGAGGCGAAGTCGAGGAGGTTCCCCGCGTCACTCAGGAGTGCTCCCGCGTCCGTGGACTGCTCGTTGACCAGGTTCCTGATCGATGCCAGGATCTCTGCCGTTGTCATGGGCGACCTACTTCAGGCCGAGATAGACGTCGAGAGTTCCGCCGTCGATCGTGGCGAGCTTGAACCCGTTGAGCCTCCGCCCCTGCTGGCCCCAGTCCAGCGTCACGAGGTTGACGTCGGTGTGGTTCGCCTTGAGCTTGATCGCCGTCCTCAGGGCCGCGTCCGGACCGTACTCCTGGATGAGAACGTCGTCATCGATAGCGTTTGGCGCGAAGACGAGCTTCCTGACGATGATCTCTTCTCCGGCGTCGGCGACGACCGCCACCGTATCCATGATCCAAATCCTGTCTCCTGTCACATCGTTAGCCATGTTGGCCTCCTAAGAATCTTTCAGAGTAAGCCCAAGGGTCAAGGTCGGCCCGGCGGGTTCGGGGGCGGGAGGGTCCGGGGGTTCCGGTTCCCACTCATATTCTTCGATCGCCTGGACCGGGCATTGGTTATAGCACTCTTTGCAGGTCGTGCACAGAACGGGGTCTATGACGTATGGAGGGCCCTCGGCTATTGCCTGGGAGATGTCCAAGCAGACCTTGTAGCAGACACCGCACTCGTTGCAGGCCTTCGGGATAACCCGAAACTTCAGAGCCATGAAGCCCTCCTAGTACGTGAACGTCTTCGTGTTCTCCATGCGGTCCATCTTGATGATCCCCTCGGCCATCATGTCCGTCGCGTTCTCGTGCTCCTTGGCCTTCCGCTCATCGTCCTGGGCCTTGAGCCACTTGTAGTAGCGGTCGTTCGTCCGGAAGTGGCGGTTGATCCACTTCCTCTTCTGCATGTCGTCGAGGACGCGCCTGTCGAAGTCGTCGAACACGGCCCGGGTCAGCGGGTGGTTGATCCGTACGATCTCCTTACCCACATTGACGAGCTGGTAGACGTCGAGCTGGATACGATAATACCCGTTGTCAACGTCCCAGGTGACGTAGTACCTTTCGTCGATGAGACTTAGCTCCCGGGCAAACCAGCTTGGGACCGTTACTCCGTTTCTTCCGGGGTATCTGGTTCTGGCTGGGGATCCAGAAATTTTTCGCATGTCTCGAGTGTCTCCGGGGTGATCTTTCCCTGCTTGTCCAGCTTGCTGATCTGCTCGGCGATGATCTTCAGCTCGGCCCCCGTGAAGCTGACCTCGATGATCGGCTCCGCGATCGGGACCTTCACCTCGACCCCGTCCACGGTCTCTGTCTTGTGGGTGTCCCACATGACCGTAGACTGGTTGTTGGGAAGCTGGACGTCTCTCATGTTGACGAGTTTCATCTCGTCCTGCGTGAGTCCGACCTTCTTCCTGATGTCCTTGCAGACGCGCTGGGCGACCATTCCGCCTTGTCCCGGGAGAATGCTCGGGATGATAAGGCGGTCCCGGATCCCCAGTTTCTTCGTGGTTACATCAGTCATAAAAACCTCCAAGATAAGATAGGGGGCCCCGAAGGGCCCCCGTTGAGATTACGAGGGAACCGTGTCGTACAGCGCGATATAGAGCGTCTGGTTCGTCGCCACGTCAAAGACCTTGATGTAGCCGTCGATGTTCCCCTTGACAGCCTTGTCCGCGACCGCGGTGAAGCCTTCGAGGCCCGTGGCCGTCTGGAAAGAGAAGGCGTGCGTCCACCCGGATCCGGACCCGCTGGTCTCGAAGTGGATACAGGTTTTTCTGATGCCCGTCGCGATGGGCTGATTCGACCGGATCCTGATCATGGCCGTCCCGATGCACGTCACCGGGGTGATCGAGCCCTGGCTGTTGTCCTCGACGACGAGGACGTTGGCCACCGCGGAGGCAATGCCGTTCACCCTCAGGGCGACGGTCAGGGTCTGGATCGTGGAGACCGATGCTCCCGACCCGCGGTCGTCCGCGCTGATCAGGGCAGCGTAGATGTTGGCCATGCTCCCGCCGGAGTACTGACGGGCATAGACGTACAGGGCCCGCATGCCGCCGTACGATGCGGTCTGGAGAGCATAGTTGCTGACCTGAATGCGACAGGCCAGGTCTTCCGCTCCGCCCCAGCTCGTGGTGATGTACCCAGGCCCCCGGGCCAGGGTGACGAAGAGGGCCCCCTGCGAGTTTTCGACAACCCCGACGCAGGAGCCTGAAATGGTGAGGACCCTGGACCCGCCGTTCGAGTCCTTGACGTCCATCCTGTTGTTTCTGATTTCGAGTCCGGCGCCGTCCCTTGTGATAAGGAGACGGTTCGTTCCGGACGGATCCCACATAGTCTTGAGATAAGGCATCGTTCGCGCCTCCTATGCGCGTGGAGAAAATGGGGCGGGTGGCATTAGGAGTACCATCCCGCCCCGGTGAATCATGCGACCGTGACCGTCCCGTAGGTGTGGACCGTCACCCATTCGTTCTGGTACATGAAGCCGATCCAGCAGCACCCGGCCGAACCAAGCACGATGGTAGTAGCATTTGCCAAATTGGTTGGCGTGATGGTACAGTTTCCGCCATGCGATAAGTCGACGATGATTTTGAGTGCGCCGGGGGACCCGTTCTTCAGGGATCTCGCCTCGGCCCCCGCGGTCGTTATGAACGTCACGGGAACGTGAGGGTCGATTGCCCCCGCTACGATGGAAGCGTCCACCCCGAGGATCAGCTTGGAGGCGACCTTTACGATCTGAATTAGAGCTCTCGCTGCTTCGAACATGGTCTTCCTCCCCGCCTACTATCCGATAGTACAGCCGTAGTTGGCGATGATGTTCCATTGACCGGCGTAGAAAATGAGAACGACCGCGTCGCCGGATGTGTTGAACGTGATCGTGTCGCCGTTGGCCAGGTAGCTGGGAGTCAGGACGATGTCCCCGACCGTCCGCGTGACGCAGATGATGATCTTGACCTGGCCCTGCCGTCCGCCCTTCAGGGTCCTGGTTGCGGCAGCGGTGTTGGTGAGGACCGTCACCGGGTAGTCTGTGGAGATCGCCCCTGCGTCCGTCGAACTGACGTGGGAGCCGAGGATGAGTTTCGCGCTGACTTTGAGGATCTCGTAGAGTGTTCTTGCTGCTTCGAACATGTTGGCTCCTGCTTACGCTTCGGCGTGTTTGACGTACGTGATAACACCCAGCGCCTTGGGCAGGTTGGTGGACATGTTGTAGTACCAGCGAAGGTTCGCGGAGTACTCGTCCTTGCCCTGGACGCGGGAGAGGATGTTGCCCGACTCTCCGGGGAGCCAGTCCATCCCGCCGCTCTCGGGGGCGATGATCTGGATCCGCTTGTCGTCGATGAAGTACACCCGGTTGTCCGGGCAGTCTTCGTCGTAGATCATGGGGATCCGCTTGGACTTGCCGCCGTAGAACGACAGACCGGCGCAGCCGCCCCAGAACGCGGGTTCGTTGGGCATGGTCTTGTCGGCCTCGAGGATGGAGTAGTAGGCTCTCCAGATGTAGTCGTTGGAGATGATGACGTTGACGGTGCCGTACCGCTCGAGCTTCTGGACGGCCTCCAGGATCTTCTTGGAGGTGATGACCGTCTTGGTCGTCCCGCCGGCCGGATCCATGTTGAACACCTGCGCCTGCGCCCAGGTCTTGGCGGCGCGGTTGATGTTCTGGAAGGCCGTGGAGGCGGTGATCCCGATGTACGGGTTGGCGGAGTTGATGATGCCGTAGAGTCCCATGGGGACCCCGACGCCGGCCGCTTCGGACGCCGCGTAGGTGTCGTGGTCGAAGAGGTAGGCGTTGTTGGACGCCGTGATCGTCTCGGCGAAGGTCAGGGTGTCGTAGGTCGTGCCCTCGACGATCGTGGAGATCTCGATGTCTTCGGCCTCGAGGTTTCCGGACATGTCGTAGATGTCGACCGACATGCCTTCCGCGATGTAGCGCGAGAAGGGGGTCAGGCCCGAGGAGTCCTGACCGAAGAGCGGGCCGTCGACATAGCCGGTGACGGCTCCGGTGATCGAGGCGTAGAGCTGGGCGAGCCGACCGCTCCCGTCGCCCCAGAACTGCTTGTTGAGCTTGTGGGGGATGTAGAGCATGATCGACTCGGTCTCGGCCTTGACCAGGTCCTTGACCGCGCCCTTGCCCTTGCCGACCGCGACGGCGAGGCCGTCGAACTGGAGGGTCGCGTACATGCCGCGCTTCATGTACATGATGAATTCGTCGTAGGTGCTCTGCTTGGCGGAGGGGAACGTGGGGCTGGAAGAGGGCCGGGCCGACTTCGCGGAAGCCGTGAGGAGCTTCAGGACGCCGTACTTGCCCATGCAGGCCTCGGTGTTCGTCTTGAAGCGGTTGTAGATCGTGGTGTTGATGTAGAATTCCTGCTCGAGCCCGGGTTTGATGAACTCCAGGAAGAGCTTATTGAGTGCCGCGGTGCTCAACTGAGCGACTGACATGGTTATCTCCTTGCTTGGTTAAATAGTGCTTCGATTTCTGGATCGTCCATGCCCCTGTCGATGGCATCGGACAATCCGCTGAACTTCGGTTTCCCCTTGGAATTCCTGTCGATCGCCGAGACGTCCGCTTTACGCGACTGGACCGTAGGGGGCAGGTCGTCCTGCGTCTCGATGAAATCCGCCACGGCCTCTCTCCCGCCAGTCTTCAAGATGCTGGCGTAGAGTTTCGGGTGGGCCTTGGCGAATTCTGCCGGGCTCATTTCCTCGCTCACCGATCCATCGATGCCCTTGGCTCTCTGCTGGGCTTCATGGACTTGGCGGACAGCCAGGTTGGCCAGGTCCCTCACCGGGGTCTTCTGGTTCGCCGGGTCCGTGACGAGGGTCTTGAACGCCGAGATGACCTGCTGGCCCGTGACGCTCTCCCCTTTTTCGTCGAGGATGTCCTCGACAGGGAATTGTTTCACGGCATCCTCCAGGGCGCCGGAGATGTTCTTGGTCATCTCCTTCAGGAAGTAGAGCTGCTGCAGCTCCTTGAGCGCCTGGTTCTCCCTCTTCATCTCGACGGCGTTCTTGACGAGCTTCTTCTCGAAGTTGCTCGCGTACTCGGGATCCAAGCCCCACTCCTCGAACTCCTGGGCCTCTGTCTGAGGCTGTTGTCCGACAGTTTCCGCGGCAGGCTTGGCTTTGCCGTTATCCCCTTCGGCCTTGGTGACGGAGCCTTTCTCCATCCGATCGAGGCGGTCCATGAGCTTCTGCATTTCGCTCTTGCCCGCCTCTTTTTCGGATTCGAGTTTCCTCCGCTCTTCCGCCAGGGCCTGGGTCTTCCTGGTGTAATCGAACCCCTGCTGGACGTAGTCGTTGTATTCCTTCTCGGTCTTGATCCCCACGTCCTTCCCGTTGTGCTTGATGACCTTGTAGAATTTTCCGCCCGGGCAGTCCGGACAGTCGGACTCGAGCTTCTGCATGGGGGTCTTCTCGGCCGGCTTGCCGGCGCCCGCGGCTGCCTCGTCGGCTTCGATCTCGTCCCATCCCTTGCTGTAAAGCTCGTTGAATCCGGGCTTCTTTTCTTCGGCGACAGGCTGCTTTTCTGTAGCTTGGCCTTCGATCTGTTCGGTCATGATACTGGGGTCCTCCTGTTAAATTTTATACCGCCGTGGCGGCGGTTTCTTGAACAACTTCAGGCTGTGCCTGGGCCCCCTCGGCCATCGTGGCGGGCGGAGGAGGAGCTGCCCCGGGCGCTCCCGGGACCTGGACCGCGGCCTGCGCCTGCATGGATCCCATCGCGGCGATCTGCATCTTCTGCATGTGGGCGAGGATGTGGCCCTGCAGTCCGTTCCACTGATCCGTGGGCCAGCGCTGGGCTTCCTCGGTCTTGGCCAGGTCGGTGTGGCAGGAAAGATGGACGGCGTCGTCGTCGTGAGCGTAGAGGAACACCCCTCCGTCTTCCCGCTTCTTTTCCCACGTCCCGTTGATGAAGGCGGCGTTTTCCTTCTTGGCCCGGGCTTCGTCGATCATGTCCTCGCGAAGGCCCTCTTCGATGGCGTTGTCTCCGAGCATCTTCAGGAACTTGTTCGGATCCTGGATGATCTTCTTGTCGTAGAGCTCGAGGAGCAGGCGCTGCTGGATGATCCGGGACTGCTTCATGCTGACCCCGATCTCCAGGACGACGTCGAAGTTTCCATTGAGGTCCGCGCCCTTGAAGTAGGCGATCGATGACTGGTTGTTAAGGCCGACGACCTTGACCATCCGCTCCGTTTTGTAGTATCTATCCATGAGCTGGAGGCGGAACGTGGCCATCTCCCGGATGGTCTTGTTGATGTGCTTGATCATCGGGTCGATCTTCAGGTTCTCCTGTTCGAGCATCATCGAAAAGAGGGAAGCCGGCGCTCTGCTGGCATACTTCGGGAGCTGCGAGTACGAGACCTCGTGAACGTTGGCGACCGTGTTGAGGGCCGCCATCAGGAAGTCCTTCCAGGCCATAACCTGGGGAGACAGTTCCGGCATGTTGGCCGCTTCCGGCTTCCCTCTGGTCGGGTCGTATTCGAGCAGTTCGAAGGAGTCCATCGTCATCGCGCCCTGGCGCGTGAGAGATCCCTCGGGGATGAGCATCTTGGCTCTCCACCCCTCGATGTGTTCGGAGATGATGGAGATGGCCCGGTTGAACTCCCGCTGGATCCCCTGGATGTGATAGAACGGGCCCGTGCCCCAGAACTTGTTCGTCACTCTTTTGTACTTGAAGAAGAACGCCGGGATCTCTCCCAGCGCCGGGTTGGGGCCTACGTGCAGAACGCACCTGGAGCTCGATATGATGAGACGGCCCTTGGGGTACTTGTCGCTTTTCGCTTCCCAGTACCAGGCCAGGATGTCCGTGTTCTCGTCGAGATCTTTCTCGGAGATGTCCTCGTTCAGTCCGCTGTACTTCTGGCTCCCCTCGCTCCCCTGGCCGCCCTTGTCTTCCTGCGGGCCGTCGAGCTCTTCCTTCGTGACGCCCGGGAAGGCCTCGAGGATCTTGGACCGCTCGACTTCGGCAAACTCGATGAACCACCGCATGGTCTTTCTGGACCGGGCTGTCGGGTCCGGGCGGACGTTGAATATCGACGGGACGTGGCAGACGACCTCTCCGGCCTTCTCCCTGCGGGGGACGGGCTTCCCGGCCTCCGTCGACAGCAGGTCGGCATAGTAGTCCTTCTCGTAGGTCCAGACCATGCAGGCGTTTCCGGTGTCGATCAGGTCGCCCTTCATCTCCTCCATCAGCGACTCGACTTCGTTGACCCTGTCGTTGTGGGAGAGGAACCTTGTCGCCACCCCGGCCGCCTCGATGTCCCCCAGCTCCCCGGAGTTCGGCATCCCGGCGATCTGGTAGGCGAAGTTCACTTTTCCCTCGATGGCTTCTCCGAGGGGCTTCATGAGATTGATGACGACCCGCTTCTTCCGGAGTTTCAGCTCGACCGGCTTCAACGTGGCCGACTGATCGTTCCACTCCGAGAACTGGTCGCCTTCTTTCCAGGCGATCAGCTCTTTCCATTTCCCGTGGTACGCTTTTACGACGGGGTGGAAGAGGCGCTGCCGTTTTATGAATTCAATGTGATCCGGCCGTTCTTCTTCCGACAGGTAGACTGACTTATCTTCACCGTTTGGTTCTGTTTTTGTGGCCAATCCCGTGTCTCCTAGTAGCGAAGATCACCCGGGGTGGGGATGCGATCTCTGGCCTGCTCCAGCGCGTTCTTCTCTCGGTCGACCTTGACCTTGTGATCTTCTTTGAGAAAGCTCGTTAGAGTGCTTATGAATTGCTTGTTGGTGTCGATGAGTTCCCGAAGGAGTCCGTTCGTAGCGTCCTGCTTTTTTATGAGAGCGCTGATGGAGATGGTTGTGTTGCACATCTCTTCGAGGACGAGCTGGAATTTTACATCCAGAGCTTCAAGCGCTTTTTTGTCCATCTTTTTCCTCCTTACAATAGGCACAACGGGTGGTGCTTGTCAAGTTTTATTTGTCAATATATGCGGTCGTTTTCAGTTCTGCGGGAATTTTTATCCTGGTGCCGGCCCATGTATTTGTCGAACTCGACGTCGAACGTCGGCTCAATGTTTGGGCTGAATCTCGGCTGCGTGGTTTTTGGAGGGACCCGGCGGATGTCGAGGTGGTAGGCCAGGGAGTCCAGGCCGTCGTCGTAGTCCAGGTGGGGGTACTGGATGAGGTCGGTCTCGAGCTCCTTGTTGTCGATCGGGATGAAGATCCGGCCGCCCTGGAGCCATTGGCGAAGGCGCCAGATCCGGTGCCGCTTCTGCCGGTGCTTGTGCTCGACGAACGAGATCTTCATCAGCGGGAACCGGTGCCGGAACTGGTCGGCGATGGTGATCGAGTACTTCTCCTTCTCGATCCTGATGTCGTCTGGGGCGTAGTCCTTCCGGAGTTGCTCCATGAGGTCCATGAGCTCATCCGGGGAGAGCCAGAGTTTCCGGTAGTAGACGACGTACATGTCCCCGTTTTCGTCCGTGTCCACGATGGAGATCCCGGTCGCGTCCTTCGTCTTGGGGTCCGACCCGCCCGGGTCGACGACCATCGTCCGCCAGGATATCTCCGGCGGGGAACTGTAGTACTTGATCCACTTGGGGTAGCAGAGGGCGTCCTCCTCGGGCAGGGGGTGGAGAAGGAACTGGGCGGAGAAGATGGCGGAGCCCATTTCGTCCCGCTTCTCGAGGAAGTCCTCCTCCGACCAGACCTCTGGCATGGCTAGGATCCTGCGGCCCTCAACCTCTTCCCAGCAGGGGACGATCAGCTTGTCGTAGGAGGGCATGCCCATGATCTGCCAGATCAGCCCCTGGAAGTGGTAGGGGGTGCCGATGTCGATCTCCAGGCCCAGCCCCTTCTTCCTGATCTTGGTCAGAATGGCCTTCTGGTAGCGCCACTTGCGCTTAAGTTCCTCCCGGAGGGTGTCCGAAAAGGCGTTTTCGTCGTTCTCCAAGTCGTCGTTGACCATCTCCGGAGCATGCCGGCCGACCTGGATGGTGTCCAGGGAGGAGAACTCCATGCGGGTGTGCCCCGCCTGAATCTTGCTCTTTGTCATGGTTTTGTAAGCAGATTCAGATTGTGGCAATTCTGGGAATATCCACTTAAGAAGGTCGTTTTGGGTCAGGTCGTATCTTATGCTCTCTTGGAACGAAGAAGCGTTCTCTTTTGTCGCTGTATTGTACACTATCCCTGTCGGAAGATTGTCAGCGATGCTCCAAACGAACTGGTAATCAAAAAACCCCTGAAGAACGGTGGTCTTGAAAGAAAGCCGAAATGCGGACAGGAACTTCTTTCTTGATAAAGTGACCCTCGGGTTCAGGAAGTTGCACATCCGCCTCTGGAGATCGCCGAAGTCATGGAACCTGTCCGGCCAGGCCGACCCGAGGACGACGGTTTCAAAGAAATACAGGTCGCGGCACTCCTGGCGCCACCACTCGCGGGTCTGGAGTACCTTACTCGAAATAGCCTTTGACTGAATCTGGTTCGATGTCAATGACCTGTATACCTTTGACCCTCTGGATTGCCGCGATGGTCTCTGGAGCGAGCTGGATCACGTGAGTTTCTGTTTTGTCCAATTCAATCTTCTGCGAAGGCAGGGCGTCCATGATCTTTACGGCCAGCTCCAGGGCTTTCCCCTGGGCCAGGTTGTCGTCCCGGCCCGGGAACTGGGCGCTTTTGGCGTCCAGGAGGCTGTCCAGCTTCTTGGCCAGCCTGGACATGGTCACGCCCTGCTTCCTGAGGGCCTGCTGGAGGCGGGGGTTGTTGGCGATCTTGCGGAGGGCCCTCTGGATGCCCGAGTTGACGTCCCTGGCGCCGTATCCGGACTCCAGGGCGCAGTCCCGGAGCTTCGAAATGTCGTATCCGGTGTCCGTAAACCGCTTGACCAGGGCCATTTCCTGGGCCGTCGGGACGGACTCAACGGCATCCCAGGCCTGAGGGCGGGGCACGTTACTCCCCGTCATTCTTCTCGAGGAACTCGTTCTTCACCAGGTCTTTGGCCCGGGCCTTGAACTCGGACGGGATCTCCCGCTTCTTGGCCACGGACGGAGCCCCCGGGGTGGGTTTGGGGTGCCTGGCCGCCACGTCAGCCCCGAGGGGGAGGCCCCTGGGGATCTCGATCTCCTTGGGGATGATGTCTTCCTGTTCCGCGGGGAAGACGCCCAGCTCGTCCAGGTCATTCTTGACCCTGGCCAGGTAGGCGATGACGTCCGGCAGGAGCACCTTGAACTCCACGTCCCGGAAGATCATGATGAAGTCCCTGTCCTCGGAAACGAAGTCGCGCATGTCCCTGATGATCTGGTCGTTCATCATCCCGGTGTGCGGCGCGAGCTTCGACATGAAGTCCTCGGCCGACAGGGTCCGATAGTTCTTGATCGTCATGGTTTCTCCTTCGATGGGTCTCTGTCCACAGGAATAAGTACTCCTACCGGCAGTTCCGTGTCAAGGACTTCTTCGATCCGGGTGCCGTCGGCCAGGACGTCGTACCGCTTCGAAGTGATCGTGACCCTCCGGACAGAGTCGGCGTTGTGGAACACGTCGACGGCCGCGTCCCGGCCCTCGCCCAAAGATAAGTCCCTGACAAGAAAGAACTTCCCGTCCGGTGTCGGGAGGGCCATGTCGCAGACGCCATGAATGAATTCCCGGCCGTCTTCGAGGAGCACGACGACGCGCTGCCTCCGGATCTTGCCTACCGTTTTTTTAGGATCGCTCAAGTATAAACTCCTTTCTGTTTTCCTATCTCTACGTAGCAGTCCTCGCACAGGGACTCCCGGGTCAGGTGGAACTCCCGCAGGGCCTTGACCGTCATCGGTCTCCGGTGTTCGAAGCGGAACGGCTTCCAGCAGGTCCCGCACATCTTCCCCACGACGACCCCGTCCGGGAACGAATCTCCGGGGGCCATGGACTCCAGGTCCGGCAGGGACACGAGGTGCATCCTCTCCGGCTCGTCCGGGCCCTTGAACAGGTGGGCCACGTCGGAGAATGCCCGGATCCGCTTCGAGATCCGCTTCCCGTTCTCGCACGCGCACCTGTAGGCCGTGTTGTACCCCTTGACCTCGGCGATGATGATCCCGGTCGAATTACACTCCGCGCAGTAGGCCGGCGCCTGGAGCTTGGTCTCCGACTGGCAGTCCTTGACCGCGTCCATGATCTCGGCCAGGGTTGGGAACTTGTAGTACCCGTGCTCCTTGGCCACCCGTTTCATGGCCCGGAAGACCGTGTCTCTCTTGATGTCCTTGAGGGCCTCGTAGTAGATCTTCCGGCCCTCCTCGTCGATCCTCCCCGTGACCCTGGCCACCCTGTCGCACATCCCACGAAAGTCAACGTAATCAATCACTTATCAGTTCTCCTTGACGGTATCCTTCAGGAATTGGTTGTACCGCTTCTTGACGTTTTCCAAAAAGGCTGCTTTCTTCTCGACGATCCCGGGCTGGGTCTCCTCGAGAATGGCCATCTTCTCGAACGTCTCCCTGAACGAGTCCAACAGGCTCGCCGCCCCGGCGTAGCACTTCTTGTCCACCTCTTCCTCGGAGCCGGTCAGGACCTTGGGGCTGACCACTCCCTGGTCGATGTTCAGGCATTCCAGGGTGGCGAAGATCCCGTTGGTGAACCCCCAGCAGTATGACCCGAACTGGTCCTTGTCGGAGGCCATGAAGACCGCCGATGAACTCAGCGAGGCCAGCAGCTGGTCGAGTCCTGGCAGAGACATGTCAGTCCCTGTTGAACTGCCTGATGGACCAGGTGATCCCGCAGACGATCCCGAAGACCATCGGCAGCCCGATGGCCCAGTCCGACCACACCTTCCCCCGGACCCCGATGATCATGATCGCCGCGAACACGGCCCACGCCAGCACCACCGTGATCCAAGGAACCCACTTAAGAAATTTCTTCATGTTGTTGTACCTCCATTCAACAAGCCCACAACCACCCCGCTACAGGGTAGCGGTGCTGCAAAGCCGGCCCCGCTCTCGAGGGTGAGGTCCGAAGATCATGCCCGTCCGGCTTGACAAACCCCTCGCCCAGTCCTATATTGTCATCAATCTCAGTTCCCATTCGCCCCCGGGAGGGGAAGGCTGTCCGACATCAATCCAGCTGACCCCTCCCACCTTACTCATCATAACTCATAATTCAATAATTTATAGACCTCAAGAGAACATATAAATCAATATGTTCTCTTAAAACCTACTCCATCCATCTCATCTCTTCTCTTAAATCTAAGAAACATGTATATAAGATTCTTATATATAATATATATTATAAATCTGTCTTAATGAATGGATGAATATATATCATATATATGTAATGTACATTCATCTATAAGAGTCTTATATATCCCATGTATATGTTCCACGTGAAACATCTATCAAAATCCCTTAGATCAAAAAGTATGGGAAATATATGGAATCAATACATCACATCTCCAACCCATCAAAGGTCATTGTATCCCATAGGGGTATGGTAGACCCTCCATCCCTATCCATTTGATGGTAACGTCTATAGTAATCGTTGATACATGATACTCCGTAAGTTGTTGTCTTTACGCTACTGTTAGACCCTCCTGAAGATTCAGAAAGATGGGTTCTTTCTGTCTTCCTGTTAGAGTTTGACTTGACTGAACCTCTCCCTACCCTCTCCACGGGGCGGTTCCGGGTTTGTTGCTGACCGGACGGGGCAAATCCGGTTAAATTAACTTAGGAGGTCTACATGAAGCCCATCTTTACGTCCGAAGGTCTGGTTCTGGTCAAGAACAACGGGACTATCCAGAACACGGCTCTGAAGGCCAACGAGAAAGCTCTGGACGAGCACAAGTGGTTCTTGTCCGGCAAGGGGAAAGACGGTCAGCCCCGTAAACGGTCGTCCTACGTCCAGTGGCTGAGGGGTTACACTCAGGCTATCACCGACCTGATGGCCGGGACGGAGCTGAAAGCTTGGGCTCCCAAGCCGGTTTCGGCAAGCACCAACGTCACCCTGACCGGTGACCAGCTGACCGACATCATCGGCAAGGCCGTGGCTGACGCTCTGAAGGCCCAGGGCAAGTAGTCGATCGAGAGACTGGGGGACTGAACATCCCCCTTTCTTTCTCTCTTTTGCTCACAGATTGAATTGTGAGAAACAGAGAAAAACATGAGCAAACTACTGTGGGTCATCTATCTCGGGTTGGGCATCATGGGTGTCATTTTTGTCGCCTATGGTGCTCAGGGGTACTATCCCAACAAAAGCACGTCCAAAGGCATCATGGACAGGAGGTCAAAATGAGCTGGATGAGCGACAAGGACATCGCCAAGAACGTGGCAGTCCAGAACTCCATCGACAACTTGAGCCGGTGCGTCAGGTTCTACGCCGAGAGATATTGGATGCTCCAAGCGGTCAACAGGCTCCTCGGCAAAGACCTGATGTACCCCAACCCCGCCAGCGACATCCGGCTGTCCATCCATTACCTCAAGCAGAGGGCGAGGGTCGCCAAGAGGTATGGCCGGGTCGAGGACAAGGTGTGGCTGTGAGCAACTACTACCACACCTTCAAGATTCAGTATCTGGAATGTCCAGAGGATATGCCACGTGGAGACGAGCACATCTACCCCTTCACAAAAGGCAGGTTATGGATTCAGTTCACCGTGAAGAGCCTCGAAACAGGCTATGCGAACTGGAGCACCAAAGAGCTTGGGATCAAAGTGGGCGACTCGACAACGTGGGTCTGCCAACACGGTCAACTCTGCCGTGCCGTCATTGTCGGCCACGTCAGATGGGATGGGCCGAACACCTACGCCAAGCGTGACAAGGCGAGGCGAGAGCTTGGGTGGGGGCCAGAGGATATCAGGACTTCGGTGGGGGTCACATGAGTGCCCAACTCAAAGACCTCGTAGGTTCAGACGTGTGGCTCAACAAGCTCATTAAAGACCCGGACAGAGATGTGTTTGAGGCTGAAAGGGGAGAGAAGGACAAAGACCTCGACCGCATCAAGCCCGGATTCACACCTAAACATCGGAAGAAAGGGAGGAAACATGTATAACTACCTGTCGTTCTGGACGCTCACTCTGCTCTGTCTGATTTTCTGCCTGCTGTTCCACGGCATCGGCTATGGACTCACGGCTATCGAGCGTTCTCGTCGGGAGAAGAAGCTCAGGGCCAGCATCGAGCGGGACAAGAAAGAGGCCGTGGAGATGCTGAACGCCCTCAAGCATGTCATCGAATCGACGAAGAAGAAGGCCGAACCTGCTCCGGCTCCCGAAGGAGGTGGGGCCGTGTCTTGACGTTGGGCCGTAAGCTCGTTCAGATTACAGTCTTGTGGCTTATCTTCTGGGCCGTCGTGTTGGCTCAGTCGTTCATAAAAGCCATCCGATACAAGAACCCCAAGATGACTAAAGGAGGTCACAAATCATGAAAGAAGACGCTCTGGCAATCGTGCCCTTGAACATCGAAAAGCTCGAAGGCATCGCTCTCGACTATACCCGGCGACTGACGGCAGACGACAAGAAACGTCTGCTCGAAGTTCTCCGCAAGAAGATGGACGAGAACCGCACTCTGCTCCACGCCAAACGGCAGGAGATAAACGATCAAATCCTCCGGGCGGAGAGAGAGAAGGGCGGTCTGGAAGCCTACCGCAAGGAGCTGGAATCCGTGGACGAGGAGATGTCCACTCTCGCCAAGCGGAAGGAATCCATCAGTCTCCGGTGTCAGAACACCACCGGCTTCGACGTGGACGGAAACCTCATCAGCTCGGACGGCAACCCCCACGGCTACCGGTCGGGAGAGGACAACAGACAGCTCTGGGCTGTTCGCAGGGCACAGGGTCTGCGGAAGGCAACAGTCATCCGGGAGAAAATCAACCTCGCCCTTCAGCTCGTGGAACGCTTCGGTCTGAAGTTCGACAAGGTGGAGACCAGGCTCATCCTGTCCTCGTCCTACGGCGAGGCCATGTCCATCATGGAAGCCCTGCTCGGCAACGGCGACACCATCTTGGACGCCAAGCCCATCGAACAATAAGCCTTCTCTCTCCAAGTTCATCGGGGGAGGGGATGAGCAATCATCCTCTCCCCCAACCCATCTGTCAGACATACACCTTTCGCAATTATTCTTAATCTTAATTCTTAAGAGCCTTAAGAATTAAGATTAAGAATAATTGCTCAGGTGTATGGGTTTCTTTTTGTCCTGTGTTGGAGTGCTCATTACATTAGAAAAAGAGGTGATCTTATACCAGAAGAAAAAGAGCCGTCCGACTCAAGCACAGGGCGGTTCCGGGCTTGATGTATGCGGCGGAGGCCGACATATAAATTCACTATTTCTCTAGGAGGTCGACATGATTATTGTGAAGATCCACGGTGGACAGGTGACCGAGGTTGCCAACATCCCCGAGGGTGTGACACTCGAGGTCAGGGACTACGATGTCGAGGGAGAGGAAGGTCCTTTCTCGTACGACGAGGAGGAACAGGAAGAAGAAGGGGGGTCCATGCCCTACACTTCCGAGATCTTTGGCGGGGACGAGTAACATGGACGTCGACGACGTTGTCAGCGCCCTCGAGTTCTTCTCAGAAAAGGACTTGAGGCGGGTCAACGACGTGACCGTGGCCCACATGAGACGATGGATGGGCGAGAAGCAGAGAAAAGCGGCAGCCCTGTTCAGCGTCGGAGACAAGGTCAGCTTCACGGCCAAGCGTAGCCGGGCGTGGGTTCTCGGGACCATCACCAAGATCAACATGAAGACCGTCCATCTGAGGACGAGCACCGGGGAAACGTGGCATGTCAGCCCGTCCATCCTCGTGAAGGAGATCGTATGAAGAAGAAGTACCCGGACAGGATCATCGGCTATGTCGGCGTGGACTCAGGGCAGGTCATGATCTGTGACCCTTGCTACATCGAGAGCGAGTGGAAGGAGGAGAAGTTCGAAGACTACAGGCCTTACATCGTGACGTTCCACGGCGAGGTGACAAAGGTCGACATGGGCCTGATGCTGCAGAACGGGATCAACTATGACACGCCGCTCAAGCAGTACGAGAACATGACCATGAACGAGCTCGTCAAAGAGGGGATGGCAAAGGAGGTCATGGTCCCCCCGACGGGAGTCTTCAGTTACAACGGGGTCTGTAAGGCCACGAATTCGAAGGACCAAGGAGGTCAGCTCGACTACAAGATGGGCCATCCGGGAGTAGCGGTGGCCGTCTGCTCAGGATTCGGAGACGGATACTATCCCGTCACCGCAATCTACGATCAGAAGACCGGACGAGTTTGGAAAGTCACGGTCAATTTCTTTGCGTAAGGAGGGTCAATGAACGCATCATGGCCACAGACTAAAACGATTTGGGGTCTCTGCATCAAGGTCAAGGGGTCCGGGTCCACGACAGCGTGTGCTGACTCCATGTACTGGAAGGGCCTCGCCGATTCCGGCAAGCTCAGCAGAGAACAGGCGTCGGCGATCATCGACGCCTTCATCAAGAAAGACAGCAACAGGTTCTTCGATGCGGTGGTTCCGCATGCTCCGGGATTCACGGTCGACGTCGGGAAGTTCAACGCAGCCCGGAGATGGTCGCCGAAGAAGGCGTACAGGTCTCCCGTGAAAAGGGAGGACAAGAAACCACCGAACGCATTCAACCTGGGGGACAAGGTCGTCTATCAGGGCGATACTTACAGGGGGATAAAGGGGGCCCGGGCAGTAATCAAGGGGCTCCCCGGTGAGGCCGAGAGCGCGTCAGACTACGCGGTGGAATTCGAAAAGAAATTGAGCGAGTACTCCGAGATTCATAGCGGGCACTCCTGCGCTGGCCTCTGTGAAGATGGCCGCGGATGGTATGTGAGCGAACACGAGCTCGCCTTGGACACCAAAGAGTACGAGCCGTGGGAAGAACCGCCGGTCGAAGAAGAGAAGCCGAAACAACTCCCGCCTCCCCCGGACGAGGACGAATTTTCCAAGAAGCTGAGGGAGCTCGAGGAGGCCCACCGCAAGGCACAGGAACTGGCCAAGAAGGCGAGAGAACGGGAGAGTTTCAAGCCTGAGTCCATCGAGTACGTCAAGCCCGACATCTTCGACGACGTCTGCACCATGATCAAGGGCGGTGTCCAAGTCTGCCTTGTCGGCCCGTCCGGATGCGGCAAGTCGTTGCTTATCACGGAGATCGCAAAGGTGCTCAACCGTGGTCTTTACGTCGAGTCGTTCGCCGGAGGGAAAAGATACTCTCAGGTCTTCGGGTCAACCCATCTCGTCGACGGGAAATCGGAGTGGGTCGCAGCCAAGTTCATCCAGGAATTGCAGAAGGAGAACATGATCATCTTCATGGACGAGGTGATGTCGGCGGACCCGGACGTTCTCATCGGGGCCAACCCCATTCTCGACAGAAAGACAAGAGGGTTCCACTCTCCGGTCGGGGTGATCAGCGTCAACCCATCGTGTACAATCTGTGCCGCATCCAACGTCACGGGCAGGGAGTACAGCATGAACTACAAGGGGACACAGCAGCAGGACGCTTCGGTGCTGAACAGGTTCGTCCACGTCCACATGAATTACGACAGCAGGGTGGAGAACACGATCGTAAAGAAGTCGCCTCTCGAAGCGGCAGACAAGAAGTATCTGCTCGACCAGCTCAAGGCCCTTCGACAGAAGGTGAACGCCAATAACATCGCTTACGATCCGTCGACAAGGAAGCTCGTTCAGGCCATCGAGTTGAACGTGCTCGGGCTCACCATGCCGAAGGCGTTTGAGTACTCGTTCCTTACCCCGCTGTCTGTCGTCGAGCGGAAGAAGCTCGACCTGTGAGGCGCCCATGCTGACAGTACGCGAACACATCGACAATTTCAGGGAGACCGGAAAGATCCCCAATCCTCTTTGGATTCATGCTCTCGACGTCCTGAGGCACGTTCTCAAGGGGAACGCGCAAGACACGTTTTACAAGGACAATGACCCGGCAGAATCATACCTGAAAGAACTCCAGTCATTTCTGGACGGGAAGCCGAAGGAGGTTGATTCTTTCTTGGACGCGAAGCATAATGCCTTTGTTCAAGAGAGGAAGTGGCGACGGTTCGACTCGGAGTGCGGAGATCTCAGCGTAGAGAGACACCTTGATGGCGAGCTCCGGCCATTCGATGATTACAGAAAAAAGTTTGTGGACAAGCCTGCGCTCACTCTGGTCATGGACGTCTCGGTTCCGCACCAAGATAGAATGGGGAGCAGCATCGCGGAGAGGCACAAACAGATATACTCCTTTGCCTGCAAGGCCAACAAAGAGGGCCGCCCGTGCCGGGTAATCGGGGCTGAGAAGAGAGAGCATCCTGAAGATTCTATCCACAAGTTGCGAACGCTTACGATCCTCAAGGACTACGATGACCCCATCTTCCCGGCCATCTGGGCGGCTTTCGAGAACAACCGGCTCGCCAATTCATACGCCAACGTGACGGCAGATTACTTTCTTGGGACAAGGGCGGCAGGGAATGGAACGTACAGATCCTACGACATCACGGAAGATATTCATGACGAGGTCATTCTCATCGAGCCCGTGACGTGGGTCACGAATGGCCCGGGGAAAGGAGGATACGTATGAGCGAACCTGTAAAGACTCCCATCATCGACCAGTCGACAGCGATCCAAGCGGCGTACGACTGGCTCAACTGCGAGCTGTTCGAGGGACTGCTCCCCCCGGCCATGCTCGTGCTGTCGAGAAACAACAACGTCCTCGGTGGATACTTCACGCCGGACCGATGGTTCGACGAGGACGGGAAAGCCATCCCGGAGATTGCGATCAACGCAAACTGCCTGAAGCAAGCCGGGATCGTCAAGGCCATGGTGGTCCTGGCCCACGAGATGGTCCACCTGTGGCAGTACACGAGCGGGTCTCCGAGCCGGGCCGGGTATCACAATAAGGAGTGGGCAGACAAGGCCATTGAAATCGGGCTCGTCCCATTCACGGCGGAAGGGAAGTGCACGGGGCAATCTGTCGACACAAGGCTGCTCCCTGACGGAGTGGCAGAAATGGCCATCGCCAACATGCCCGAGGAGTTTACCCTGCCGTGGATGACAGAGCCGATGGACATCCCCCAAGACAAGGAGAAGGGTGGCCAACAGGAGGGCCAAGGACAGGGGGAGGGGGGCGAAGGGCAGGGAAACGGTCAGGAACAGGGGGGTTCGGGGCAGGGCGGCCCTCCTGAGGGGCAAGGGAAGGGTGTCCGGAAGGGGATCAAGGACGGCACCGGGCAGGAAAGGAAGCCCGGGACGAGGAACAAGTACACCTGCCCTGCCTGCGGCTTCAACCTGTGGGGAAAGCCGGGTGGAAATTTCGAGTGCTTGGATTGCAACCAAGTCATCATCGAGATGAAAGGAGTGGGAGATGAAGATGAGAAAGCGTAGGACATCGTGGCTGTGGTGCGTGGCGGATTCTGAATACGCTGGGAATCTGGCAAGCCGCATCATGTTCAGAACAAGAAGGGAGGCTCGCAACTGGGCCAGGTTCTGTGGCCCGGGCAAATACTACGCAGTCAGGATCGAGGTCTCTTGGGACATCAAGGAAAAGGACAGATGGTGATGAGCGCCACCTGCAATACCTGCCAGTTCTTCGAGATGAACGAGAGGTACTCGGACAGGGAGGGATGGTGTGCGATCAACAAGGAGTACTACCTGCCGACGGGTCATTGTAAGGCACACCAGAGAATCGACGCAGACCAGCCCATGCTGGAATTCGGAAAAATCTTTAAAGACGAGGAGGTCAAATGAGTGCCGTGAAATGCCCGAGGATGTTCGGCCTTCGGGACGACGGGCCGGGAACCTGCATCGAAGACGGGTGCGGGTGGTGGCACAAGTACAAGAAGCAATGCTCTGTACTCGTGATCGCCAACACGTTCACGCTGTACCAGAAGTACGGCGTCGGCTCTGCCCCCACAGGTGGGGGAGGGGCGAAAGGAGGCAGGCAAGGAGAATTCTGATGCACTGCTTTCTTTACCTATTCGTAATTCTTTTTATCATCATCTGGCCCGTGGCCATCCTGAGGGGGAAACGCCCCAAGCAGGGTGGTTCCGGGCTTGATGATAGGAGGTCACAACATGGACAAGAATAATTCGCTAGTCCCTGCCGGGAGGGCCGAACTCATCCCGGAAACACAGAACATGGTCAGCTTGGCCGAGAAGCTGCACGAGTCGGGCATGTTCCCGAATGCCGGGAAGGTCGCCGGTATCGTGACGATCATGGAGTACGGCCGGGAGCTCGGCATCCCCCCAGTCGCAGCCCTCAACACGATGGTCGTGGTCAGGGGCAAGCTCACGATGGAGTCGAAGGCCATGCTCGCCGTGGCCCGGAACATCGCCGGCATCTCGTGGAAGATCGACAAGCTCGATGACACCGAGTGTACCATGACGTTCTCGAGGCCCGGCTTCGAGCCCTGCCCGGTCACGTTCACGTTTGCCGAAGCGAAGGCGGCCGGCCTCGACACGAAGGACGCGTGGAAGATGTACAGGCAGGACATGCTGTTCGCACGGTGCGCCAGTCGTGGTGTCAGGCGTATCGCTCCGGACGCCGTGCTCGGGCTGTACTCGAGCGAGGAGATGAGGGACGTCGAAGCCATCGACGTGGCCAAGAAAGATCAGGAGGGCGGAGCGAAGGTGAAGAAGTCCAAGCCCGCCCCGGAGCCAGAGCCAGAGAAGCCCGTTCCCGCCCCGGCCAAGACCGTGGCAGACTTCCCAGAAGAAGAGGCCAAGCCGGAGCCAGAGATGGACCCCGAGGTCCCATGGGAAGAGAAGAGGAAGGAGCCCCCGGTTTCAGAGCCGGAGAACGATCCCATCATCAACAGCTACGTCGCCGACATTCGGGTGGCCCTGAAGAAAGAGGGCATCGAGGATCAGGACTTCATGCAGTTCCTGCTGATCCAGGGCCCGAAGATGAACCGTCATTACGTGGGCTTGGACGGAAGCGTCCTCCGGTTCCAGTTGGGCAACAAGGACGACGTCAAGTACCTTGCTTCCGTAATCGAGAAGGCCATCTCCCTGTACTACAAGGCGTCCAAGTGACAGCAGAAGTAAAGATCCTAAGGACAGAAGAGGACGGCATCCGTCGATATGTCACGCCCAACGGAGAGCTCAAGTCGGTCACCACTTTCCAGCAGTTATTGAGCAAGCCTGCCCTTGTGCCGTGGGCGGCGAAGATGACAGCCGAGTACTTCAAGGACGAGCTCGACGCCATCATCACGGGCGAGCTCGACATCAGGAACACGGATCTGGAAGAGCTCGTGAAGAACGCCAAGGCCCACTACAAGAAGAAGTCCGAAGAGGCCATGGAGTACGGGACCGCCGTTCATGGATTCGTCACCGAGTTCTTTGCGTTCGGAGCCCTGCCGGAAGACCCGGTCATGGCCAAGCTCGTTGTCGCTGCCGTATCGAAGATCACCGGAGAGCTTGGTATGACTGTCACAGCCACGGAAAAGGTGGTGTACTACAAGAGCATGTACGCCGGGACGCTCGACATCAACGGCGTCGGCAAGCCATCCGGACATTCGACGCAGAAGAACATCATCGTCGATATCAAGACGGGGAGGGGCAGGGTCTATGACGAGGCGCTCCAACAGGTGTCTGCCTACGCCCTTGCGTGGGAGAGCATGTTCGGGGCGCCGGTAGACCTTGCCGTGATTCTTCCGCTCAACAAGGACACCGGAGAGGCCGGAGACCTTGTCTATCTCCCGAGGCGGAAGTGGAAGAAATACGCCAAGTCGTTCATCGCCTTGTGTCGGTACTCCGCAGAGATCGACAAGTGCAAGGCCGACAGGAAAAAGAAGAAGTGAATTACGGGGAGGGGGCTGCCCCGCTACTAGGACGACCTCCTAAAAGTTTGCCCATTTGTGGCCCCCTCCCCTTAACTACAGGACAGACATGACAAAAAAAAGAGGATTCAGGTACAAAGGGTCGGTAGTAACTCTTCACGTCAGGACGGACCTGAGAGACGACTTTGTCCTTGAGGTATTGACTCCTGCGGAAAGGTGGGTCGCGGTTGCTCTCCGGCTACTTATCGCAGACTGCCCGTACCGCCCTGTTCTGTGCATTGCACCGGGATACCCGATGACCGATGCGGAAGTGGCTAGGCAGATGAGAGTCCCTATCACGCTGTGGCGGAAGACTAAGCGCAAGCTGTTGAAGGCAGGGCATATAGAGTGGGACCCCAAGGTTGGCATCAGGCACAATAATTGGGAGGACTCGAATTCTCAAGACAAGCGACAGCTGAGGTTCAAGCATAAAGAAAGAAGCCTTCTTCCCCTCTCAGAAAAAGAGCTTCGCGAGGACAAGGAAGACCGGACGACCATCATGAATCTGTGGAACGAGATCACCGGATCCGTGTTCGACCCTGACCTGCCCCTGTTCGTCAAGAGCTATCGTGACCGGGTGGCCGAGGGGGCGACGCTTCAGCAGATCCTGGTCGTCGTCCGGAGATGCGGGTGGGCGACACAGTACGCCCATCCGAAAACGCAGTACTACATGAGGCCGGACCGAATTATTGGGGCGGCCTCGTTCTGGAAGTGGGTCAACAAGCAGGGAGCGGAGGAGGCGACCGGAAGGATCCAGTCTACGCGTGAGTACATGTCGTCACTATCGACCCCTGCCCTGAAGAAGAAAGCCTGGGCCCTCGTCTCGGAGTACGACAAAGTAAATAAATTAGAGAAGCGACGGAACGGCTGGGATTCGCTGGCTGAAACGGATTTCAGGAAGATGATGACCTGCAAAGAATACCTGCTCATCCTGATGGATAAAGAATGAGAGGGTGTATCGGGTGCGGGAAGTGCTGCCGGCAGGTCGTGTACACAGTTGCGAAGGCGGGCAGGGAAGACCTGTTGCAATTCTTCAGGATGCACGATCTGGACGTCCGGGACAGCGAGGACGGGGAGTCCGTCGTGACCGTGATCCGGGCCAAGTGCGACTGGTTGTCGCTGGCTACGCTGAGGTGTAAGTTTTACGAGAAGAGGCCGACTATGTGCAGGGAGTTCCTATGCGACGAAGCCTTAAAAGACTAAAGGTTGTGATCGAGGGTATCTTCCTCGTCCTGCTCATCTGCGTGGGCATCAACGTGTTCGTCGACCGTCAGTCGAAAATCCTCGACAACGTTGATATCACATGGGACGAGGTTAGCCCCAAGCCGGGGCAGGAAATCCAGTTTGCAAAGGAGAAGCCATGACCGCCCCGCTATCAGCCGAGAGGGTCAAGGAACTGCGGCTTAGGATTGAACACCTGCAGTATCTGTTTTCTGCTGACCGCGTTGACCTCGATGCCATCCTCTCCTCCTACTCCTCCCTGCGGGCCGAGGTTAAGCGGCTCAAAAAGGCTATTGACGAAACGGGGAGGCTTGACACCGAACGTATCCAAACCGTAGCGAGGAGGAAGCCATGAAGTGGTGGATGTGGATCATTGTGTGGGTCATTGCCATCTTATACATTCTGGATACATGGAGACGAATGAAAGGACACCGAGATGACTAGAAGACAATCGGGCACGGCGTTCCAGAGGTGGTGCAAGAAATGGCTCGAGGAGTACTTCCCCGGAGTTGTCGTGCACAACCAAGCCATGAATCATGTGATGGTCGGGCCCGGGAAGTGGATCTGTCAGGAGAACGACATCCTTGGGTGCATCGACCTCGTCGCCATCCACAGGGACCAGCCCCCGTTGTTCATCCAGGTCAGCCTCGATGAACACACCACGAAGAGACTCGATAAATTCGCCCTTGTTCCGTGGAACCTTAGCCATTGCGCCGTCCAGTTGTGGATCAAGAGGCCGACCGGGATCGTGTCTATCAAGCAGCTGGGGGAAGACGCTCTAACCGGGAAGGTATTCCTGACAGACCACGCCCAAATCGTAAGGAGGAAATATGAGAGGATCTAGTTTACGATCACTCCACCAAGAAATCCAAGGCCTGCGCCTACTGCTGAGTAAAGCAGTCGTTTCGCTGACTGAGATCTCCTATAAACCCGAAAAGTATTCTCAGTCGCAAGCCGAAGCGATCGCTCGTTTTCTTGTTGCTTCTTCCAGCTTAAGCCAATCTCTCGCTCAGCTAGAATCTGCTTTTCCAAAGCGATGATGATGACGTCCTTCTCCTGATCCTTCTTGGTCAGAGAGAAGATGATGGCGTCCTTACCGCGCATCTGTTCGAGCAGAGCGAAGACGTAAGTCTTCAGCGCCGGGCTCACCTCGATCAGCCGGCCGACCTCCTCGGTCAGCAGCTTCTCCAGCTCTTTGCTCCTCTCCTCGTCCATCGCAACGAGTATGTCGATCCCGGTCTGGAGCTGGTTGATCTCCGTGTAAGCAGAGTCGATCTCCCCGCGGAGCAGAGCGATCTCTTCTTCTTTGTCTGTCCGTAACTTGTTGAGCTCTATCTCTTTAGCGTCGACCTCGTTGCCCATCTGCCCGAGCTGCTGCATCATCGGGCCGAGGCGATTCTTGTCGTACCAGTTGGAAACGACGAGTGTCGTGCCAGCGACGAGCCCGGCAAGGATGACGAAGGCGATGACGTATTCGATGGGCTTCTTCATTGGAGAGGATCTCCTGTCTTTGTCGTGGACGCCCCGTTGCCGCCGAACTTCGATGTCCTCGTGGCCAGTCGCTTGCCCGTGTACCCACCGACGGCGATGAGCATGAACGTACCGTACAATTCATACGGGAAATCTGGGTGGCGTGCCTTGAGGTAAGCCCCCACGGATAAGCATACCGCCAGGATCAGAAAGGCGACGGCTGTCGTGATCTTAGATGATTTATTCACATTCGGTCTCCTTTGCTTTGAATTCTTCCCAGTGACGATGCACCTTCCCCACGTACTTCATGGTGCGGAGGGCCCCCTTGTCATCGGGGTTCCCGGTGCGGCCGCCGTTGTACCTCGACAATGCGATGTCGAGCGGCGAGAGCCAGATGAATGTCTCCACGGTCTTCTGTGCGATGACCCTGTCGACGAGCTGGCGGATGAGCTTGGCCCCCAGCTCTATGTTGTACACCGGATTCCACAGGTCTTCCTGTGTGCCCCGGAACCCAAGCTCCCACGCCGTCGTCCACATCAACTGCATGAGCCCGTACGATGCGCTGACAACGGCGGGGTCCTTGTCTTTCCACTCCGGATTGTTCTTCAGATACCTGTCCCAGAATCCAGGCTCGTAGCGAAAGGACCGCTCGAGCAGCGAGGACTCAGTCATCGCCACCGCTTTAAGAACGAGCTTGGGGATCCTGTACTTCTTCGAGTACAGGCAGAACAATTTGTCGATGGTGCTTTTGTCGAGTGTCATTAGAACTCCAGTTCGCTTCGTTCCTTCTCTATGTCCGCGGTGACTCCGGGGGCATCCTCTTTACCGACAATGATTTCGGCCCAGTACTTCGTGGCCCGGGCAAGCATCCGCTTCTGCTCGGGCCGCAGCGTCTTCGAAAGGTCAGCGACCTCGACGGGAGACAGGCCGTAAAGAGGGAACATGTTCTTGTAGGACTGCTGGACGCCCGCCAGGATACCGTCCGTAATCTGCTTGGGATCCTTGCCCTTGAGCCCTCCCTGCAGGTAGGTGGCGACAACGTATTTCTTAAAGTACTTCTGGGCAGACTCCTTGTCACCCTCGGCGTTTGCCCTCTTGAAGTAGTACAGGTAGTTCGAACTGGGCGTGATGGAGTACCCGATGGTGTTCGTCCCTCTGGCCTTGCGGAAATCGTTGACAACACCGAGCCAGTCGAAGTAGGCCGTCTCGTTCTCCTCGTGCTGGTAATCGAACAGCTTGGCCACGACCTGGGGGATGGTGTCTTTCCCGGGTCTGTCCACGGCTATGCGATATTCTGGCCCGATGTCCAGCTGGTCTGCCACGTACTCCCACGGATCTCTGATGCCGCGAGGCTTGGAGATGTTCGGGTACATCTTCCTGCCGTACAGTAGGTCGGCCGGGACCTTGATGAGCGGGGTGATCGACTGGAAAATCTGGTTGACCATCGGCTGGTCTTTCCACCACGTCTTGGCGATGTCCTCAATGTCCGGGACCCGCCCTGCGTTGATGTCCCGGACGAACCTGACCACCATCTCTGAAGGGATGTCCAGGCCGAAGAAGTCGAGCAGATCGCTTGCCGATCCGACCTGGCTGAAGTAGTGGCCTTTCCCGAACGTAATGTGCGGCTTGCTTTGCACATCGACCGGGAGCTTCTCCTCTGCGTCCGGATCGCCGACGATCCCGGGGGCGACGTGGTTGATCGCCTGGAGGATGGCCATTGCGGCGTTGGCCTTGAGGATGAACTTGCCCACCTGGAGCGCGGCGTACGGAGCGGCCGGGGCGAACTGCCGCCCGACCTGACGGGCCGTCTTCCCATCGATGGAGGCGTTCTTCATCATGCGATAGTAGCGCTTGGTGGTCAGCTCTTTCCACGACCAGAACGGGATGATACCTTGCCGGGCCGCCTTGCCCATGGGGCTGACCATGTCGTAGGCCCCGCTCAGCTCGTTCGAAAGCCAGAAGGCCTTGGTCGGGATGTCAGGGAGGGCGTTGATCATGCCCCGCTGGGATGCCCCGTAGTTATTGGGGACCTCTCCGCGGCCGGCCATGTTGTTCTTGACGAGCTGCTCACGATAGTCCAGGTACGCCGCCAGCCGCAGGGTTCCTTCCCTTAAATCAGAAGATCTCTTGGCCCAGTCGAAGTACGTGTTCCATCCCTTCTTGAACATCTCCGGGCCGATCGTCGCGGCCATGGGCCGGTCGGCCATGGACTCGGAGAACTTCCACAGCCGCTGGAAATCTCCCACCTCTGCCCAATGGAATGTCGTGTCCATTCCGCCCTTGTCTATCCACTCGAGCATCTCCGGGGAGGCGATGCCCTTGCGGTAGTAGTCGTCCAGCATCTTGACCGACGCCTTGACCTTGGTGAACGTGGAGGGATTCCCGATGGCATGCATCTCCGCGTCCCCCGTGAGATTGCGGAACTGGAACTTCAGGATACGCTTCGGGCCAAGAAGTTTCCACCCCTTCCACATGCTCGTGATCTCTACCGGGACCTGAGCGTACCAGGACGGTTCCGGCCTCGGCTTGGCAAAGTCGTCGAGCGTGGCGGCCAGCTCCTCCGGGATGATCCAGGGCTTGCGCTTCGGACCGATGGCCATGCGCTCCCGAATCGTCTTTACGTCTGCCGGGTTGATCTCTCCCAGTTTCCCGGCAAGTATCTTCTGGGCCAGCCGCTCACTCAGCGTCAGGGCGTTGAAGATGAGGTGGTTCTGGTCGAAGAAGTATACCCCGTACCCTTTAGGGATCAGCTTATCGTAGGCCTCCTTCATGCTCATCCCTTTGGAGAGAGCCTCGGCCTCGACGCGGTCGTAGATGTTGTACTGCTTATCCATGGCGTTGTGGATCCTGAGCCGGTCCCTCTCGTAGACGAGCCTTGTCAGGATCTCCGTGTTGACGAGGCGGACGTCGGTGACGATGTCCCCAGCGTAGCCCTCGGTCCGACGCTTCTGGCCCCAGGAGTACGTGCTGGGCTTCATCTTCTTCCCGCCCCTCACCTGCTTGTCGTAGTAAGCGAGGAGCTCGTGGCGATAGTAGTTCTTCCGGTTGAATATGTCCCTGAAGTTGTACCCGGCGATGTCGCCCTCGGCAACGATCTGGTCGGTGATCTCCTTCATCTTCGCTCTCGATGCGTCGACAACGGACAGGATGACCTTCTTCTCATCGACGGGAAGGGCGTCGATGAAATCGTTCAGCTTCTTGACTTCGAGGGGTACGCTCGCCCGGGTCAGCCGCTGCGGGAATTCCGTGGCCCCGCCATCGTACATTTCCTGCATGTCGTCCATAAATACTTTCTTTGCGAACGTGTCCTCGAGCCGCCTCTTGGTATGAGGAGAGGCGATGTCGTCGATCGGCTTCAGGACATAGCCGTTGACAATCTGGTTCGCTTCGTTGGTTGACCGGGCGTACTCCTTCTCCATCCACTTCAGCCTGTCAATGGCAAAAGCGAACTCCGGCTTATTTGGCAGTGTTTTGTACACTCTGGTCAGGCTGTCTCGGACTTCACGGATGCGCTTGTTGAGGGCCTGCCCTGCTGTATCGACTCGGCTCGCCCGGTGCCCGGCTTCCCATGCGGCCTGCGCCGCCGGGTCTGCGAACTGATGCGTTCTCGATTCCCTGTCCATGCGCTGTGCGCGTTCGGCCCGGGTCTCCTTGAGGTCGGCCACCCACTTCTTCATCACGTCGGCGATCGGCTTGGTCAACTTGTTGAACATCCATGGCGTCCCAAGGAACCCAGCCTCTCCGCCGCCGCCCCCCTCGTCCCACGGGAAGTGGGGCTTCTCTCCTCCCGTCTCTTCGAATCCAGGAGCCTCTGTGTCCGAGACCTCGATGACGTTGTAGTCTTCCGGCTTCTCGGCGATCTTCTTGTTTTGTGCGGCCGCCTCTTCCCTCAGGCGGGCCTCCTCGGCGGTCTTCCCCGCGGCTTTCTCTACGCCCTTCTCGCTTACGGCACGCCGGACCTTCTCTTTTATCGGGGTCCGCCCAGCGCGGCGGTCGAGCTCTCTGATGATGGGCCCGAAGTAGGTATCGAGTATCCCGCCTCGGCTCTCTATCGGTCCACCAGTAAGGCGCTGCTTGTCGGTAATGTTTCCCGACAGGCGCTTATACTTGGCGATGGCTTCAGGGGCCCAGTCCTCCATGTGTTCTTTCAGGTATTCCTGGTAGCCCTTCCCCCACGCGCCCACGTTCTCCGCCTTGGTGGGGACGTTGCTCGCCCCGAACTCGTTGATCAGAACGTGCTGGGCAACGGGTGCCGACACTCCCTCCCGGACCAAGAGCTCGACGCCCCTCTTCTTGACGACGTTCCCTCCGGTATAGTCGGAGATCCTCTTCTCGTCCCAGAACTGCTCGGCGAAGACCCTAAGGGCCAAGTGCCCAAGCTCGTTCGGGGCCGACCCCTGGGGGCCGAACTCTGACTTGCCTGCCCCCTCGAGCTCTGTGGCGAACCGCTGCATGAAATCGTCGCCCTTGCTTTTCTCGAACGCATCGAAGAGGGCCTGATTCATCTGCCATTCTGTGAGCGGTGCGCCCGGGGCGGTCTTGACCGTTTCCCCAAGGGCGTTCTTTGCCGCCCGTTCCGAATACTTGAAGAGCATCTTTGCGACGGGGAGGTGGCGGATGTCTCTCGCGATGGCCTCGGACCTCTCGGCTGCGGTCAGCCCGGAATCCATGTGCTCTTTGACGACGTTGTTGATCTGGTCGAGCTCTCCCAGTTTGCCGATCTTCTTCAGCCACTTGAACGTCTTCACCCACGCGTCCGCCTTCTTCGCCCGGAGGACGTCTTCGATCGTCGCCCCGTAGGGGCTTAGGGCCCGGTCCGCCTTGGTGAGACCGGAAGCCTCCGACTCCAGGAAGATCCTCTCTTTGGTCAGGCGGGAGCGTATCCCTTCTTCGAGGACCTTGTCTACGGCCTCGATGGCCAGGTCGTTGATGCGGTTCGCCCGGTCGATGACTTTAGGATAAGCGTCCTTCGGCGCCTCCGGATAGAGTCTTGGGAACTGATCCGTGTTTGAGAAATGGCCAGGGAGTCCGGGGCCGTTCTCCTTGGTGATATCTTTCATGCTCTTGCGCCATTGCTGTTGGTCCCTCGCCACGGACTCTGCTTTTTGAGGATAAAATTGGACCGGACCGCCCTCTTCCCTTGGCGGTTCGAACATCCTGACGCGATGGCCCAGGCTGTCGCGAACGTTACCCTTGACGCCCGGAGGAACCTGGTTGACCGGCTCGACCGTCGTCAGCTCACGCTTCACCTCGGGGATTGCCGGGGACTCACGATACGGACCGCCCTCTTCGACGGCGTAATCCATGAGCCTGTTCTTGGCGTTCTTGATGATGCTGTCTGCCTTCGCCATGTCGCCGGCCGCCAGCGCATCATGCAATGGTTTGTACACCGGATGGTCGCTGGGGATGCCGACCATTTCCCGCGGCGGAACACTTCGCTTCCGGGCCCTTGCCTTGCGGATGTTCTCTTCGAGCAGAGTCATTGCCGAGTATATTTCCTGGTGGCCGATGCGTTCCGGCGTGATGATCGCGGCCTCGGACTTGTTCTGCTCTTTCTTCTTCATCTCCGCGGCGGATCGGGCCAGCCAGTCTTCCCGTGTGTAGTGCGAGTCCAGGATCTTCTGCTCCGCCTTGGTCGGTTTCCACGAAAGGTCCTTCGCCACAGGGTTTTCGACGCTCGTGTACGGCTCCGGCCTTTTAAATTCCGTCACCACGGGCTCGAGTGTCAACTCGTGCTCGAACGCCTGCTTCTCCAGGCCGTTGAGTTCTTGCAGAACGGCGTCCTTCTCTCCAAGGATTCGAGCAACCTCTGCCCTGGCGCCCTCCGGCATGGTCGGCGAGGCGGCGACCTTGGCGGACTCGTCTACGAACGCACTAAACCTCCCCAGCTCAACCGGCATTCCGGCTTCTTTGTAGTCCTTGCCCAGCTGGTAGGGCACCTCTTTCTTTTTCGTGATGGTCTCTTCCTGGAGAGATCCCGTGGCCCTGTCGTATCGCACATCGATGTCATCGAGCTCGGTCCGTAACTCCCGGATCCGGTCGGCGTTCTTCTGCCCCTCCTCGGTCTTGTACTTGATGACAGATTCGTAGAACCCCTGACCTCCGGTCATCTTGTGGTACTGCTCGGCGATGGTCCGATAGAGCGGACCCAACTGTTCGATGGCATCGGCCAGATAGTATGCCGGCCAGCCAGCCTCCCCGCCCTTCTTGATCGTGCCGACGTGTTCATTCCAGCGCTCCATGAGCCACGCCACTTTATCGGCATCCTTCGTCCCGCCCTTGAATCGCTCATACATGTCCTGGATGGCCCCGGATCCGAAGAACCCGACGTTCCCGCCGCCAGCCTTCTTGGCCTTGGCTACCGTGGCCCTGGAGACGAAGTTCTTCTTGTCCTCCAGCCACCTTGCCCGGGCTGCCGGATCCGTGGGTTCGGGCCTGAACTTGTCGAATATGCCAGCCTGCTCCTCAGCGATGGCCTTTAAGGCCTCCCTGCCCAGGGGCTTAGCCTCGGCAGGGGGAGCCGCCGTTCGTGGCGTGGCAGCCCGCGCAGGGGCAGGCTTGGGGGTAGTTGGGGTGGGTTTGGCAGGGGTAGGCTCAGCCTCTCCCCCGTACTCTTCGTTCATCCCGATGGGTTCGCCCGCCGTGTCCTCCCGGGTCCTCCTGGCGACGTCCTCGATGGCACCCTTCCGCTTCTCGATCTTCATGATCTCGGGGCCCACCTCGGCCATGATCTCCCGGGGCGTCTTCCCGGTGGGGTCGACACCGAACGATTGGGCCAGGGAGTTGAGCGCCTGGGGGTGGCTTTCGTCGATCGTCTTGAGAATGGCGTAGGCCTCTTCCCGGCTGAACGTCCCGGTGGGGACGGCAGGAGCGGCCTTCTCTGTGGCTATCTTGGCTTCCATTCTGCGATCCAGCTCCGCCGCTGCGGACGCCACCTCTTCCGGATCAAATCTCCTAACGATGTTGGCCTCTATGCTCTTTAAGCCAGCGTCGTCCATTGCGCTGTAATCCCGCTTGTCCCATGCGGCCTGGGTGGGTCGTGTTCGAAGATCCCTTTTCTCTACGGCGGGGGCAACCCCCGAGGGAGGAGGTTCAGGAACTGAACGGATCTGCTTCCCGACGTTGGAATCGGGCGCGTATTCTGTTCTCCAAGTATATGTCTCTATGACCTTGGCAGATTTCTTGGCATCGAAGGGGACGACCCACGTCTGAGGAGGTCCGCCCTCCCCCATCCCCTCTGCAATAATTCCATCATACCCCCGCGACTCTAGGGTTTTTCTTATTTCCGCAAAGTTTATCTCGCCGTTACGGATAAATTCCGGGGCGCTTTCCTCGAAGAGCGAAAACCAAGACTGTTCTCCTCCCTTTGACTTTAGCACAAACGGCTTCTTCAGAGTGACCCGCGCCTTTACTACAACCCCTCCCCTGTTTCTTGCGCCAGGTTCCCCGCCTCGATCACCAAAGTCGATGGCCGCCTCGGCATAACTCTTATTGTCCGTGAAAAACGCCCCGCCAAGACCAAGGTCTGCGTCTCCCCCGCTTCGAACCAGGGGTTTATTAAACCCATCAAACTTGGCCGTCCCGTGGTAAACATCCATGGAAACTGGCCCTGTCGTGCGCGTAGCAGGACGAGCGCCTAGGCTTCCCTCGGCCGTCGGGATAATCTGAGGAGTGGACCTCTGCCTCGCGGCGAGTACGGACGGGGCAACGGGAGCCTTCGGCGGGGCAACCGTGATGGTCGTCCCGTCAGCGGTCTTGATGACCGTTCCGGGAGACGGCGGCTGATACGGAGCGGCCGGCCCTTCGGGCCCCCCGCCCTGCTCCTCCATGTTCCGGATCATCTTCTCGGACGCATCGATGAGGGGCTCGTCGATCTTGAGAGACTGGGCGACCTGACGAACCTCTGCGACTGTCGGAGGGGTCGGGTCCTTCGCCCTCTCCTTGTACCACTCCTGGTACTGCTTGGCCGCCTTGGCATCCAGCGGCTTCAGCGGAGCGTAGTAAACCTTCCCCTTCAGGTCCCACCTTGGCATGGCGTGCTTCTTCGCCGCTCCAGTCATGATCATGGCCAGGTTCGTGGCCATGTTCCACGAGGCCTGCGCCTGCGGGTCGTTCGGCCAGAGGATCCTTCCTGGCTCCCTGATCAGGTCGAAGAATACGAAGGGGCTTCCCAAGACCTCTGCTACCGCCTGGCCCTTTTCCGTCTTCGGTTTGTAAGTCAGGGCTTCCGAGATCTTGTCCCCGAAGGCCTGCGCCGCTGCCATGTCCCCTTTCCCAAGGATAGTGTCGTACCCGAGCTTCCCGAAGCTACCGATCGTCCCCGCGATGAACCCCAGGATCCCCGTGCCAACCTGATCGATGCCTTCCACCGCGCCAACGATGGCATTTCCCTTCCCGGTGAACATCTTTTCGATGGGCTTGATGCCTCCGGCGATGCTCTCGAGGATCTTGCCCGGGCCCCGAGCCGTGTCTATCCCCGGAATTCCCGGCTCCCCGCCCTCGCTCACCATGTCGGCCACGGTCTTCCTGGTCGGACCGAGATTCATGACCTCGGCCGCGGCCGGACCGAAGGCTTCCGCGCCTCCGAAGATCCCTCTTTGTTCTGTGCGATACGGAGCGATAGTATCCTGGAGCGGAGGGATCTTGGTTGTCGCGCTTCCGGAGATCGGCGCTGATGGCGTCAGCGGAGGAAGCGTCCCGGACGGCGCAACTGTCGCCTGGCCCTGGATTCTTTTCTGCAGAAGGCTCTTGAGAAGATCGGGCTGACCGCTTGTGATCGCCGGGGCCGGGGCCGCCTTCGGGGCCGTCGCGACCGGGGCCGGCTTGACCGGGGCGGGCGGGGCCATCCCCCCGGACATCTTCAGCAAGAGCTTCTTGAGCTCGTCATCCGTGTAGGTGAGGAGATCTTGGCTCATTTGTCTTTGACTCCGGGAAGGACTCCGTAGAGCTCTTCCCACGTCTTCTGGAAGATGCTGTCTTTAAACTTGGGGTCGGCCGCCATGAGATCGGCGATCCTCGGGGCCGTCGCTGCCGGCTGGCCCAGGGCTACCCATTCATTTTCCGCCCTCTTCTGCTCATCCTGCATGACCACGTCCTTGGCCAGCCGGAACTTCTCTGCGACACCGTAGATATCTCCGGCGTCAGCGACGAGCTGGTACTCGTTGTCCGTGAGCGTTCCCGGTCCGTTCGTGTTGAACCTCGTCCATACTGTGCTGATCTGCCCAGACAGTTTACCGAAGAACTCCGGGCCAACTTCTTTGACCCACTGTTCTGCGTAAGCCCTCTTCTGGTCGGGGGGCATGTTCGTCTCGGGCATGATCTGCTGCACGGCTGCCAGCATGGCCTCGAAGCTGGAGCCTGTTCCAGCGGTCGTGAACTTGGCGGCCACGCGCTGCACGTCCGCCCGCGTCGTTCTGATGACGTTGTCCAGCCTCGACGCCTGCTGCCGGTCAAAGATACTCCCGCCTTGGCCAGAGCCTTGGGCCCTGAGCATGTTGGACCTGGCATTGGCCGCACGGAAGGGAAGCTCCTCCCTGCTCATCTGCATTGTGGTGCCCATTCCAAGCATCCGGAGAAGGTTTTCCATGCCTCCCATTGATCCCGTCAACTGATCCATGTCCAGGTTCTTGAAGTTCCCGGCGAGGATGTCTTTCATCCCTGTGTCCATGGCTTGCCCACCCGCTTTCATCCCGGGCTGGAGGGCTGTCGTTGCGTCGGGGACAGCGCCAGGCATCAAAGACCTGATAATGTCTATGGTGCGCGTAGCCTGAGGGTCCGCCTGGTCAGAGATACCGAGGAGCTTGGCGAACGCGGCGCCTTCCTTGGTGGCCAGGAGCTGATCCCTGATCCTCTTCGTGTCGAGGACTCCCCCCTCCCGCTGCTGCTCGGAAGTAAGCCTTGCCTGCTCGAGCATCTGCTCACGAGCTGCCTCCCGGCTCTTCTTGTTCATCCACTCTTGCATCATCGCCCAGGTGGCCTGGGACAGCGTGTCTTGAAATGCTCCGGTAGGCATGATGACTCCTTAAAACAGTCCGCCCAGACCCGACAGGCTCGCGCCCAGGTTCGCTCCAAAGCCGGATCCGGTCAGCATTTGCATGATCATTTCCGGGGTCATCGCCGGCATGTTCTTCCCTAGCCAGGCGTTGTTAGGCTGGAATGACCCCGCCCCGGAAGGCCTTGAAATCCCCATGCCTCCGGAGGTGAGTGGGGTTACCCCTACTTCCTCGGTTCCCTTCCCTCCCAGGGCCCCGCTGAAGTACAGCATGGCCAGGAGTGGAGCAAGGGTGTCCATGAAGCTGGGCGTCGTCGTGACCTCCTTGTCCTCGGTGAGCTTCCAGAGTTTGTCTGCGAGAGGGTTCGATTGCTTCTTTGACATGTTGTTACCCCTTCAGAATTTGCAGGAGAGCCAGGAGCTGCTGCATCGCCATGGATCCCTCTCCCCTGCGACCAGAATTGATGGCTTCCAGGGCCTTGGCGAACTCCGTCGCCGTGTTGAAGATCCCCGTCCCCTGGTTGACGTCAGCCCTCTTCATCCCTTCGTTCTGGACGAAGATGTCTTTCATGGTATTGGCGACGTTGCCCTCCGTCCCCCACGCGTTGTCGATGAGCTGCTGGAGGGCCGACCCCGAGCCGAGCGTCCCGGACCGAGACTGCTGATCCAGGATCTGTTGCCTCGTCGAGGCCTCTTGGCCACGGATCTTCTCGAAGTCCTGCCCGAACATGTAGTTCAGCGACTCCGGGCTGTACCCGGGTTGGTTGAGGAACTCCCCGCCGCGGCTGATCATGGCATCGTAGATAGCCTTGAGCTCCGGGGGCCAGCCGTATTCGCCCAGCCCTGTCCCCTCGGTCGCTCCTCCAGGATCATTCGGGTCGGTAACAGTTCCGCCGGGATCGATGGTTATCTTCGGGCACATATATCTCGTCCCGGTGGCCGGGTCCGTCCACAGGCGCATGCCTTTTTGCTTCGCCACTAACTGGGCTATAAAGCCGCCCTGAGTAGGAACGCATCCCGTCGGGACCCCTCCGGGGGCCGGAGCGGCCGCGGCGCCAGCGGGCGCCGGGGACAAGAGCGAATCCAGCACTCCGGGAGACCTTGTCACCGACGTGTTTCCGGGGGTAGTTGTCCTCGGCTGGGCGAGAGACGGGGACGCCGCCGGCGTGACGCCGATGTCCTTGGTCATGACTTCTGGGTTCGTAGCATATTTTCCCATGTTCCTCTCCTCACCCGCGGCGAAGACTGTCGGCCCAGACAGTCGACTTCGTCCCCACCTTCTTCATGAGGTCGGGCCACGCGTTTCCGATCGACTTCCAGATGTCCCCGCCCATCATCCCCAGCAACGGGTTCGAGCCCATCGCTCCCGCAGGCATGCCAGCGTTGCTCATGGCCCCCATGCGCTGGAGCATCTGCCCGATCCCATACGGGGACATGAGGGCGTAGAACGGATCTGTGTTGGACGACTGGGTCTGCTTAGACCGTGTCCCGCCAAGGGCGGTCGTTACCCCGGCCCCGGCGATTGACGCTAGAATTGGGATGAGCCATGCTGGCATGTTAGCCTCCTACTTATCGATATGAGCATCGAGTTTTTTCTCGATCTTGTCAACTGTTGATTTTACGCCATCCACGGTAGACCTCATTGAAGCCACGCTTTCCGGGATGGTCCTGAGAGATTCCATAAGTGTTTCCAATCTCATTATCCGACCTGAATTGATGTTTACTGTATCGTTAATATCCTCCACCATGGCAGAGACGTGCTCTTCTTTGACGTCTGGTTTACGGGTTATTTTTTCAACTGCGATATAGGTTCCAAGGGCCAGGATAATTACTACTTGAAGAAGACCTTTTGCCAGCCAGTTCCTTCCGTTTACTTTTGGTATATCCATTATACTTATCCTTATTCTAGTATATTATGCGTCGATACGCCCTTCGTATTCATCCGGTCACGGCGATGGTTAAGATAAATATACCCTGGGATATCTTGGAAAAGGAATAACTGCTCAAGTCCTATATAACCATCTCCCCCATTTGCAGTTATGTTTAGTTTATAATAGAGATATCGTATTTTGTTCGCAAACGTAAAATAAGACGGAACCCACTGGGTCCATGACGCATAATTTGTTTGGGTGTCAAGAGTATCGTATGACGCTCCATCCATTGATCCTTGGAGTGTCCACGTTTTAGGCGACCTTGTAGGGTAGGTATCTACACTCCATGGAGTTATTCCGTAACATGTAACTAGTTTAGGGGAAGGAAATTGATACTGAACATATCCCGTCGCACCTCCGTTATTAACCCACCCAGGGTACTTGCCGTAAACATAGTAATGATCTATGGTTGGATAACTAGCTGATGCAGTCGCTACTCCAGAAGGAGCAGTATTAGAAGTCATGAACGGGATCAACTGTAACCCTCTTGCCATAGTACCTCCTAGTCCGTAATCGCGTTGACGAATCCTACCAGAGTAATGACGTTGGCCGTTGCCGCAAACGCATTCACGACCATTCCATTCTGTAAAATTAATCCTGGAGCAACGGGGACAAGGCCCGACTTGAACGGTATTGTCACTACGATGTTCTGGTCAGGAACCGTAGCCCCGCCCCATTCTAATGTTAGGACAACATCGGCGGTATGTCCGTTGTAGGCCCAAAGCCATATCTCGTCAAAGGTCCCGGCTGTCGTCCCGGCCACGGCGGTATGAATCGTATCTCCCGCCGTCCCGGTCTGGACGACCTTGATTGGCTTTCCGTCCGTACTTCCTGACAATTTTCTTTTTACTGCTATAGCCACTTTATTCTCCTAGTTGAATATCTGTGCAGTAAGGAAATCACCCCCACCGCTACATACTCCCGAAACCGTTAATTCATTCCCGATAGCCACGGCTGCAAAATTGTCCGATGCCTGATAATAAATCCAATCACAATAAAAATATTGTTCCGCACCGGATTCCTGATAACAGGTTATGCCAAACTCCGCAGGAGTAAAATAACTTCCCTGTGCAATAGCCCCAGAAAATTGCTTCCACGATAGATTATCAAGCGACAGATCAAAATAAAGGCTTGTTCCATTTCTCCTGACTCTGAAATAAATGGCTTGTGTTGGATTTATTAAAAAGGTTCCTCCGGTATATGGT